GATGACGCCCCGCGCGACGAGCGCCCCGAAGACGCCGGTCAGCACGTGACGGAGCGCCGCGGTCAGAAACGCCGCCAACATCGGATTCATTCGTTGCCCCCGAATCGAGATCGAATGACGAGCGTGATCGACCGCCCCGTCTGCCGTGAGCCGTCGATTCGGTCGACGACGGCCATGGCTTGGCACTCGCCGGCGCCGACGTCGCGGTACGTCTGCACGAAGAGCGGCGGATCGCTGGTGCCATTGAGCTGTGTCGCTGATTGCGCGACGACGCCGTCCTCACACACCAGACCGTAGGTGAGACGCCGATTCCGACCGTCGAGCGGCACGTAGACCTGCACGTCGACGCGCGCCGGCTCGAAGCCGACGATCGCTCGCTCGGTGCAGGTGCGGTTGCTGCAGATCGCGGCCGAGACCCGCATCGGCTTCGCGTCGGCCGACCAGAGGCTGATCAGCGCCGCGACGATCCGCCACACGGGCACCGTCACTGCAGCGTCCGCTTCGGGGTGATGACGCGTCCGGATCCGTCCAGCAGTTCCGTGGTCGGGACACGGTCTTGCAGTTCCGCGAATTCGTCGGCGAATCGCAACGGCGGTGCTCCGTCAGGACGGAAGCGCATCAACCGCTTCGCGATCGCAGCGATGGCCCCCTTGCTCGAGCCGTTGGCCACTGGATCAGAGGCCACGATCGCCGCCTCGTAGTTCTCGGCCCACATCACCAGGATCCGGAGCTCATGCCAGTTGACGGTCACCTGCACGTCGTTCTTGATGGCGCACGGGACGCCCGTCGATCCGCAGGATGGAACATGCGGTGGCCGCCTCAATGTCGGCATCGGTGAATTCCGCGGCGCAGCGCGTGCACCTGGTCGTCTTCTCGATCCGTCATGTGTCGCCCTCAGGTCGCGACTCTCCGAGGCTCGATCGCGAGCGTCATGTCTCCCGAACCTGGATGTTTCCGTACCGCCAGGGCGCACACGCGGCCGCCGAACGTGCCCAGCACGAGCTCCAGGCGCTCCCGCCCGTCTGTCTCGCGTGTCATCGGCGGGAGCGCCCGCACGACGTCGTCGATCGGCCACTCCCGCTTCATGCGGCACGCCGCTCCGGGATCGGCGGGTTCTCGATGGAGATCCAGACCTCCCCATCGGCGAAGTCGATCAGATTCAACAGCGGCGTGAACGCCAGGCGTGACTCGATGACGCGTCCCTCGTGTCGCGCCCGCCCGACCAGCAGGCAGCCATCGGTGTCGAGCGTGCCGTTGCCCGGATGAATCCGCACGCCCGTGAAGCCAGGGACGTCGACGAGCAGCGGCAGCATCCGCTTGAACCGCTGCGACGGCGTCACGATCACGCGATAGCGCCCCGCAGGGATCGCCGTGCGGCCGCTGATCTTCCAGTCGGAGACGGGTTGCCCTGGGCGCTCGCGAATCGTGTCCTCGAGCGTGAAGCATTGGAAGCGGTGATCGACGAAGAGCACGCCGAACGTCGCGCCGTTGAGGGTCGGCTCACGGACCACGCGCAGCTCGAGGCTCACCGCTCGCGCTCCAGCGCGCGATCGATGCGGTCGCGCACGTACCGGATGTCGTCCTTGATGGCGTCGAACCGCTTCTCGTGGCTGAGGAGCTCGCGATCGTGCCCGTTGACGCGGCCCTCGAGCCGCACCATCCAGACCACGCCCCCGAGCAGCGCGAGCACGAGCGGCAGGATGATGAGGAGCTTTTTCAGAGGCATGGGGCCAGGTGCCGGAGACTGCGATCGTAGGTCTCCGGCGCCGCGCACCCGGCCGCCCGGGAACGCGCGGGATGCGGCGGGAATGTTCGGGAACTACGCGGCGCTTACGGCGTCGCGGCCACCAGCAACGGCACGACGCCGTAACTGAGCACGGTCTCGAATCCATCGTCCATACGCTTCAACGCATCCACGTAATCGCCGCCTGCGAGGTCTGCCGTGTCGGTGTCCGCGAGAGCGACCTCGACACGCTGGGTGTTCAGTGCCCGGTCTGCGTTGAAGACGCCGGTCACCGTGATCGCCGCGTTTGGCTTCGAGAGGACCTCTGGTCCGTTGGTGCGATGGGGTGGCACGCCGCGGACGCGCTTCCGCCAGGTGTAGGCGAACGTCCAACCGGCGGCATTCTGCATCGCCGCATGTGGGTCGCTCGGATCCGCACCTGCGGCGAAGACTTCGAAGCGCATGACCTTGTCCTCGCCGGCGAAGATATCTCCGACGTCCACGTTCGATTCCAGAGCCATGTCATCCCTCCGGCAGGCCGCCGACGCGATCGATCGTCGGCTGATAGTCCGCGGTGCGCGCCACGTATGCGGAGTACTCCGCACTGCGATCGAGTGTGGGCGAGTACGAGCCGACGCGCGCAATGACCGGTGTGCTCTCGATGCGGTCGTCTCGGCTGCCCCAGGCCAGGAACCGCGTCGCGAGTCGCCAGAGCTCGATGGCGCGCGCGCGCAGCGATCGCGTGCCCCCGATCGGCGAGACCCACGTATCGGGCTGTGCCGGCAGTGGACCGTCGTCGTAGCCGGGCACCACATACGCGTGGCGCGTGACGAGCGCGGCGCGTTGCGATCGGGCGGCGGCCATCTGCCGCAGTGCAGCCGTGCCGACGACGGGCTGCGTCCAGGGCGTCGCGGGTTCCTGCTCGATGTCGGCCGATCCGGACCAGACCAACAGCCCGAACGCGCGCACCCGCGAGCGCCGTGCGGCGGCATCAGTCAGCCAACGATGCGTACCAATCGCCGACGTCGTCGCAGACGCAGGCTCCTCGGCGGAGGCCTCGTCCGTGCGAGCGCTGCGCTGCGAGACGGTCGCCGCGGCGATCGCCTGCAGGGCCCGGCGGCGACCCTCGAGAGCACGCGTGCCCGGGAGGGGCTGAAGCCACGTGTCGGGCTGCGCCGCAAGCGGTCCGTCGACGTCCTGCGCCGTGTCCGAGAGGCGCGCGCGCGCGATCGCCGCACGCACGGTCGCCCGAGCCGCCTGGATGCGCAAGGCGCCGGCGCCGCTCGCGGGCTGCGTCCAGGTACTCTCTTCCGGCGGTGGCGTCAACGGGTCGAACGCGCTGTAGCTGCGCAGGAGCTGCGTCGCTGCGACCCGCCACGCCAGGCGCGTGCTCGCTGCCAGGGCCCGCGTGCCTGGCACCTGCTGCGTCCAGGTGCTCTCCTGCGTTGGCAGCGGCGCGTCAGCGTCCTGCGCCGTCGTCCAGATCTGTAACCGTGCAGCAGAGAGCGCCCGCGCGCGCGCGGCCGCGGCGACGCGGATCGCGCGAGTCCCGGACGTCGGCTGTGCCCACGTGGGTTCTTCTGGTGCGGCCGCCTGATCACCGGCGCCGAACTGGCGCAGTGCGATCGATCGACCCGCGAGCTGTGCGCGCTGTTGGATCGCTCTGCGCACGCAGCTCGTGCCAGGGATCGGCTGCGCGTACGTATCCGGCTGCTGGTCGAGCGGCGCGTTGTCGGCGCCGACGGATGCGCCGTACCAGAGGAGCCAGACGAGATTTTGGTACTGAGCTGGATGGAACACCGGGCCTTGCCACCCGGATTCCGTGAGCGCCTCACCATCGCGGTCGCTGGCACGGAGATGCGTCGTCGCGCGATGCGCCCTCGACGCGAATGCCCGCGCTGATGCACCGAGCGCCCACGTCCCCGGCGTCCGTTGCGTCCAGGTGCTCTCCTCGAGGGCCGCGGCGATCGGATCCCACGCCGCTGGGCTGCGAACGAGCGAGCTCGCCGACGCGCGTGCCCACCGCACACGAGTCGTGGTTCGGAGAATGGTGGTACCACCGATCGGCGACGTCCACGTGCTCTCTTGATTCGCCGGCGCGACGTCGTATCCCGCCGCGAGGTTCGGGCCGGCCGGCCAGGACTTCAGCCCTTGCCACGCGCGCACGCCGACCGGGATCTCCACCGTCCAGGTGCTCTCCTGGAGTGCGAGCGGCCCGTCCTCTTCTGGGAGTGACCAGAGGACCAGCCGCGAGGCGGAGATGGCGCGGCCACGACTCAACGCGCCCAGCCGCAGGGCGGCGGTGCCGAGCAGCGGCGCTGTCCACGTGTCAGACTCGGGCGGCGCGATCTCCCCGATGTTCGATCGCAGACCACCGGTCAGCGTGACAAGGCGGCGCGACGCCGTGGCCGCACGCGCCAGCGCAGTCACTCCGGGAACCGGTTGAGTCCACGTGCTCTCTTGATTCGCTGGCGCGACGTCGTATCCCGCCGCGAGGTTCGGGCCGGCCGGCCACGCCTTCAGGCCTTGCCAGGCCCGTACGCCAATGGGGATCTCGACCACCCAGGTGTCCGGCTCTGGCACCGACGGCGGCACCTCGCCCGCGGTCATGCGCAGACCCTGCGTCAGCGCGGCGCGGCCTGCCGGCCAGCTTCGCCCCAGCGATCGCGTGCCGGGGATCGGCTGCGTGTAGGTGTCCGGTTGGTTGGTTGGTGCGACGTCGTCTCCCGCCGCGAGGTTCGGACCGGCCGGCCAGGACTTCAGCCCCGACCAGGCCCTGGCACCGACGACCTCCTGCGTCCACGTCTCGGGCTGCGTGGGCAACGGGCCGTCCACGAAGCCCGCGACGTGCAGCAGTAGGCCCGCGGCGATCGCCGCGCGCGCAAACTCGGCGCTGCGTGATCGGATCGCGTTGTAGCCGCGGACCGGCATCGGCTGCAGGAGCGTCTGCGGCAACACGACGGTGAGACTCGGCGTGACCGCGTAGGTGTCGAGCTGTGTGCCACCATCCCGCGTCAGGCGGAACTCGAGCACGTCGCCATCTGCGACGTCGGCGCCGACAATCTGCAGCGAGCATTCGGTCTCGCCGTTGCCGTTCGAGACAATGTCGAACGCCGTGCCGCCGGAGACGCCGTCCTCGGTGCACCCCGCGGACGACGACTCGAACGTGCCGGTGCCACTCAGGCGTTTGGTCGTGTTGTCGCCGTTGGCAAAGGCGACGGTCGCGACCGCGCGAACAATGCTCGACGACGTCGTGATGTTTTGGTAGGCACCGCCGTTGCGGCGCACCTGGAACTCGGCGTCGACGTTGCTCTGGGCCGTGCCATCGCACTGCAGGCAGAACCGCAGGAGGAACGTCGTGTTGATCGGAATGACGCCGGCGGATGGATTCGCGTCTTCCGCGGCATGCCACCCGTGGGTCGACTCAGTCCCCTCGTCGATGCCGAAGCGGTAATGACTCTGGGTGACCGCCACGCGTGGTTACCCGCGCAGCCGCGCCATCAACCGCGGGAAGCGCGGCGGACTCGACGCGATCACCTCGCCCTGCCCCTGCGGCCCGCCGGCGGCTTGAAGAAGATTGAACGCTTGAATGGCCCAATTGCCCGAACCCGACAGCGAGTGGCTCATCGTGACGGACGCTGCACCAGCAATCCGGGTTGCCCGTGCGTCGTATGACCCACCATCGGTCATCGTGCCATCAACTGTCTCGTCGTCGTCAGCATTGTACGGAGCCTGCGCTGCCGTCGCATCGAGCACCATGTCTCCGACGGCAGAGGTCACTGCAGGCGATGTCGGGGCGGTATCTGTTCCAGTTGCGGTTTGGACACCACTCGTAGGTGTAGATTGATTCACTCCGTTGAACGACCGCACGACATAGCCGAGTGACGTGGGATTCGTCAAGCTGATACGAATCAGGGTGGACGTGCCTGGAGGATTCACCAAACCGTATGAGCGCACGCCTACGCCATTCGCCACGCCTGATCCGATTTGCGTCATGGCGACGCCGTTGTATTCGACTGATGTCGGTTCACCACCTGCAAACGCGCCGCCCGACAGCTCAAGATCAACGACGACAAATCCGTTGGCACCAGAGCAGATCTTCGTGCCGGGAATGTCCTGCGGATTGGCGGACGCCAGATGCCCACTGAGATTCGTTTCGCCGTCGTGGTTGACAGGCATCTACGCGACCTCCAAACCGAGGACCCTATAACCGAGCGGATAGCACCCGGCGTCCACGACGGCATCGGTATCTGGATGTCGACCCAAGTCACGTGCGGGAGATGACACGCCCAGCGTGTAATCTCCATTCCCAGGATCGACAAACTCCGGATCGTCGGTCACTGAGTCTGGGTCTACGGAATGCTGATCCGTGTGGGCGCTGTTGAAGCTCGCGAAATCGAGGTTCCCTTCGTTCCCGGAGTAGAACTGCCCCGCCGTCTGGTGGTAGACCTGGTGCTGATAGCTGCATGCCGTCGCCGCTGGGCAGTTCTGTCCGGAGTACTCCAGCATGCGGGAGGGCGAGGAGCTCCAGATGTTGTTCAGAATCTTCACGGTTGACCACGCAAGCGGTGTCGAGACGAAGACTCCATCACCAGTCCCCGAGGGGCCGAACCCCACGAACGTGTTGTTGAAGATCCGCTCGAAGTTCATGTTGCCGCCGGTCATGTGGAGGGCATGGCCCACCGCACCGACGCAGAGATTCTCGGTGATGTCGCCACCGAGCTGATCCGTCTGCGACCACGAGAAGAACGACCCACCGTCCCCGGTGAACCCGACGTCGTGGATGTAGAGGCGGCGGTAGGTGTAATTCTCGTTGCCGAACTCCGCACCACCAGGAATGTCCTTGGTCGAGATCCCTGTTCCGCAATGATGCAACTCACACTGCTCGACCAGCGTGCCTTCGGACGAGTAGTGCTTGACCGCGGAGCTATTCCCCGCGCCCGACCGAACGTAGAAGTTCCAGATCTTGCAGTTGCGAATCGTCGTGTTGAAGGCGCTCTCCGTACGAACGCCCGACCAGTTGTCGTTCCAATCCACCTGCGGGCCGCCGTCGATGTCGAATCCTTCCAGCCAGCAGTTTTCACTCCCGTTGAAGATGACTGGGCCGGTGTCCGCGGTCGGATTGACGATGGTCGTATCGGCTTTCGTGTCCTCCGTTCGCTGCACCGTGCCCGTGGCTCCTCCACCGACCGTCACGCCAGGAGTGGGTATCTCGAACGTGGTGGAGTTGATGACGGTGACGATGGCCTGCCATCCTTGACTGTTGTCAAACGGAGGCGTGCAGTCATGGTTGTAAATGTGGACCTCTTCACCGTTGGTGAAGTTGTGATCCCCATCGGTGACCACCTGCAAGACGTTCGCACTCGGCACCGTGCTGCTCGCGATGTTGACGGCCGACGCAAACCGTCCGTCACAGGTGATCAGGAACTTCGCCGTCGCGCGGTCGGCGTACCACTTGATCCAGTCTTTCCCGACAGACCCGATGACGCCGGCGTTCAGTGCATGCCCCGCCAGCCGGACGTAGCCATCCGGCGTGATCGTGATGAAATTCCCTGGCGTGCCGCTGTTGGTGGGGTTATAGAGCACCCCCAGGCGGTCATTGAGCTGGACGGCGGAGCCGTAGACAATCGCCGAGCCTGGCGTGGGCCCTCCAATCACGACCACCGTGTCCCCGGCATCGGCAGCTTGGAGAGGTGTCGGGTTGTTGCGGTCCGCATCACCCCACAGAGCGCGGCCGATGGTCTCGAACGGCGTCAGCGGGCTGCGTGCCTCGGCCTTCGTACGGTTGTCGTCGCCGGTCAGTTTGTTGACGTAGAGGGCGTTGACCACGCCTGCGCTCGGAGCAAACGGGATCGCGCCTTGAGACGGCATCGGCCGCCCTCGAGCACCCATGCGTCGCATGTTTGGCGGCCCACTCTTGGATGGGAAATCGGGTGGTCCCCGCGCGCGGCAGGGACCACGGACACAGCACGCGCGGTCGGGCGCTTAGTTTTCCATCAACTCGGCGGTGGCCTCGACCGTCACGCTCGCCGCGTTCGCCAGTGATCCGATCTCCATGTTGCCGTTGGCGCCGCCGTTGGGCAGCATAGCGGGCGCGTGGTCCTGCTCGAGCGCGACCCAGCCACCCATGCCACCCGTCTGCGCGACGCCGACCGACAGATGCGTGACGGGCGAGGTACCGGCCGTGATCGCCGAGGTGTCATCGAACGCCGTGGTGTCGGCCGCCCGCGCGTTGGGATTGCGCTTCGCCGGCGTCTGCGACGTGCCGCCCGATCCCGCGGCGCCGCCGCGAATCAGCTTGAGCACCGCACCGCCCGCCGTACCGAAGCGGGCCGCCCCATACAGGCCCATGAACCGCGCCATCATCTGGTTGGCGACCGTGGCAAAGCGGAAGTGCGTGCTCAGCGTGTTTGCAGTTCCGTTGGTCGTGATGACCTTCTTGACGTCGTAGTAGAACGGCACAGTCAGACTCCTTGAATCAGCGCCGCCGTCGGCGGACCTGGTGAAAGCGGATCACGAACCAACGACTCAGGCATCGTCTGCAGCGGCACGTGGCCGTGCTTCGCGACGCAGTCGTCGCAGAGGTAGAAGACGTGCGCGGCCCAATGCTTCGACACCATCCCACCTGACCGGAAACAGTTCACGCAGAAGATCTCCTCCATCCAGCCGAGGAGTTTGTGCTTCTTCTCATTGCGCGAGCGGACGGCGCGCGCGTCGGGGAGCTCGCGCGCGACGTCCCGCCATGTCGGATCGAGTGGCATCGGTTGCGGATGAATCGCCAGTATGGAGGCCCGATCGCCGCCGATCGGCCGTGCAGGAATTCGCGGGAATTGGCGGGAATCCTGGGGATAGCGCTACGGGCGTCGTCGTGGCCGGCTCGCCTGCCGGTACGCCAACAACCACGCGGTGACGGTAACCACCGTCGACGAGCTCGGCGCCACCGTGCGATAGCCGGGCAGCTCCCGCAGCAGTCGACGCGCGAACTGCTCCGCCAGCTGCCGGGCGCGCTTGCTGGGGACACGCATTCAGCGCACCCGAGGTGCCGCGTACCTGGCCTTGAACTCGTCGATGAAGCGCGCGCGCCATTCCGCCCGCTCGGCGTCGGTGGGTGCCCGGCGATGGACGACGAAGAAGGTCGTCTCGAAGCTCGCCGCCAGAATCGGATTCGCCAGCGCGAGCTGTGCCTGCAGCGTCAGCGCGTCGTCGACGTGCGCCTCGAGCTCCTCGGACGTGACGGGACGCGTGCGGGTCGGACTGAGGGGGTCGTATCGTTCGCGGGTGATATCCGGCGGTTTCTCGAGGAGGACCTCGGCTTCGCCCGGTGAGAGTGCCTCGGCGCCCCTGTCGCGCAGGAACACGTTGTCGCGCGTGCGGATCACCCAGGCCTTCACGGCAGAAGCTCCAAGGTCGCCGTGTGCAGCCGGAAGCTGATGTTACCGCTCGCCGCCGCGTGCTGGATCGTCACCGACAGCGTGCGGTTCACGCCGGAGTCTTCGGCAACGGCGTTGTGCATGCCGTTGAGGAACGTGAACCCGGTCGCGGCCATTGTGCCCGACGCCGACCCTTGATTCCCCATGATGAAGTCGCCGCTGGCGATCTGCGCGAGCGCGCTGTTGGCGGCCACGAGTTGGACTTCCCCGATGAAGGGCAGGCGGCCGCTCGTCGCCGTGACTGTCAGCGTGCCGGACAGAATCGTGGTGCCGCCAAACTTCACCCGGATGGTGAGGTCCCTCGAGGCCCCGTCGTCGTTGAAGTGATCGCCGAGTAGCTTCAGGCGGAGCGCCTTGTTCGTCCCCAGCGTGCCCCCCGGTACCGAGAACGTGTAGACCGTCGTCTCCGTGGTCGTGTTCGTGACCTCGGCCTGCGTGACGTCGCGATTGAGGACGTTGACGCCGATGATCGCGGCGCCAATCTTGCCCGTGATGGCGGCCAGCAGCTGGTTCGTCTGTGCCTTGTCCGGCGTGAGCCCAGCATCGGCAATGACGGCGCGTATCTCCTCGGTGATCATGTGATACCACCAGGGTCCGGGCTTCGTCGCCGGCGTGCCTGTGCCGGGGTTGCCCGCAGTGGGATACCCGCTGCTGGCGTTCTCGGTGTGCACCGGCGGCGTGCCTGACGCTCCTGATTTCCACACGCGATCCATGGGACCTACCTCTCTCTCAATAGAGGCGACGCGTCAGCCCACGACGCCGCCACCAGGTGCGCATGCCGACGATCGGCTGCGTGAAGGGCTCGACGTTCGGCACGGGCTCGCCGAACTGGAAGACGATCTGCGTGTGCGCCGGCTTCAGCGCCTGCAGCACGCACTCGAGGACCAGGTTGGTCCACCACGACAGCGGATCGTCGACGGTCTCCTCGACCGTGAGCTCGCCCACCGTATTCAGCGGCGCGGTCACCAGCCAGGCATAGGCCCAGTCGTCGCCCACGATCGGCGCCTCGACATCGTCGTCGACGGTGTGTGGTGAGAACTCGGTGATGGTGATCGAGAACCCGAGCGCCGCCGCGACCGCGATGAAATAGGCCGGCGTCTGACCACCGATGCCGATCACCTTGGCCACGAGCGAGGCGCGACGTTGCACGATCGAAGGGTCGGTCCCGACGCAGGGATCCGGCAGCCCGTAGACGCGCTCCCAATCGCCCAGCAGCTCGAAGGTTGTGCGCGGATCCCACTCGTTGATCAGCGTCACGCCGCGGCCGTCCACGCGGGCGAGCTCGTCGGAGAGTCCGAGCAGGAACCTCGAGAGCGCCGTGCTCGGCTCGAGCCACCACACGGCGCCTCGAGGGAGAAGCTGCTGCAGCTGCCGGGCGTAGGCGTTCGCGTCCATCCGGTATCAGTTCCACGAAGAGCACGCCCTCGCAACGATCCAGATCACGAGCTGGGCGAGAGAGTGGTTTAGACCCACGTTATGACACCCATGATCGGCAGCTGCCCGGTTGTGTGCGTCACGTTCGCCGATGGCGTGGTGATCGTGAAATCGGTCACCCCGTCTCCGGCGCCGACGGCGACGCGAATCTGCGACAGCAGGATGGTCCCGCCCGGCTGTCCATCGCGACGCAGCAGATCCTCGAGCTCCGCCTGCACCGCCGCGCGCGTCGCGCTGTTGTCGGGCACGACGTGAATGGTGAAGTTGAGCGCGACCGCGACCGGCGCGACAACGGTGACCGTCGCCGTCACCGGCCGTCGAGGATTGATGTAGTCCTGCACCGCGGTCACTTCGCCAGCGGACGGGATGATCGCGGAGCCCGAACCATCGTCGTCGCGCACGAAGCGGACGGTCACGGTGCCGGCCCCGAGCTCCTGGGGATAGACCCACGCGCGCGTCACGCCGGCGACTTCCTTTGCCCACGCGATGTAATCGGCAGACGAGCCGCCATGCGGTGGCTGTCGCATGCGCGTCAGCAGCCGCTCGCGCAGCGCATCGTCGGTCTCGGCGTCGGCGCCGCCGGCGAGGCCTCCGCTCGCGACCGTGGCCGTGGCCATCACGTTCTCGACCGGGGAGACGAAGGTCAGCACGACGTCGACGTCGGCGTTGCCGGCCAGGCCCGCGACCGTCGCGGTCAGCGCGAGCGTCGCCGTGCCGCTCGAGATGATCCCCTCAGCGTCCGAGGTGTATTGCACGCCGTCGGCACGCTGCAGCACCGTTCCGGCTGGAATGATCGTGCCGTCGCTACCCGTCGCCGTCGCGTTCCCGGTCGCGAACGTCGCGACGGTGCGCGTCAACCCGAACAGGTTCGCCTGGCGCTCGAGGTACTCCACTTCCGAGGTGTCGGGGAAGATCTGCTGCGCGAGGAACTCGAGATGCCCGTGCAGCAGGTGGACCGCGCCGGCCAGCACGCGCGCGACGACGGAGAGGACGCTGCGACGCAGCACCGCGCCCGTCAACGTCAGCCGCGTGGCCAGATCGGTCTGCACGCGATCGACAATCTCCTGGAGCGTGGGACGCGCGAACGGCATGAGTGCTCAGTGCTCCCTGGCGGCCTGGCCCGCCCAGACCGCGCTGTAGCGATACTCGACGGGCGTGCTCAGCGGCCGCGTAATCACGACATGCAGGCCGAGCATCCCCGGCCGCGTGATCTCGGCCTCGACGTCGACGGCCGCGGCCACCTGGTCGTCGAGGAGCCACTGGAGCGCCTCGCGCGCATACTCGCGCGCGCGCACGAGCACCGTGGCGTCTTCTTTCTCGCGATACAGCAGCCACAGTCGGCTGCCGATGCGATCGCCGGCGACGCTCGGGAACGCATCACCCCACCAGCCGCGGCGGTCCGATTGCGTGTCGGGCAGGACGTCGCCATCGTGCGAGCGCCGATCGGTGAACAGCGAGAGCAGCACCGCGGTCTCGAGCCCCTCGTCCATCACGAGATCGTTCATGGCGATCGACAGGTCCGCGGCGTGCACGTGCCACGTCAGCCCGATGTCACTCATGACGCAATCAACCCATGCGCGCGGAGGCGCGCCAGCAGGAGATTGAGCTGCGTCGAGACGGACGCCGCAGTGGCGGTCGAATCGGCAACGGCGGCGCCCTGCGGCCCCACGACCTGCGTTCCGGCAACCCTGTACGCCGAGCCGTTCACCAGGTCGATGGGCGCGTTCGCTTCGATGACCTGGCCGGTCTTGAGGAGCAGGTACACCGCCTGGTGGTTGTAGAGCGCGACCTCGCCGGCGGCGAGGCCCGTCTTGCGATACCGCCGATCGTCGACGCTCACGACGAGCGGGTGATCGCGGAGGCCTCCCACGAACAGCACGACAGCTTCGGCGGCGCCGGCGAGTGTCGGCGCAGCGGGTACCGACGTGAAGCCGTACTCCTGGAAGCGCTCGCACGCGTCCCGCGTCTCGTCCTTCAGAATCGCGAGCTGCACCTCTTGGAGCCTGGTCGTGTCTGTCACCAGCGACACGACCGCGCGCGCGACCAGGTTCTCGATCCGCCGGCGCACGGGAGCGAGCAGACGGTTCAGCGCGTCCAACGTCAGTTCCCCAGCCACGCCGGCGCCGAGCTCTCGCTGCGACTCGGCTCAATGGTCGGCTCCGGGCGAAACGCGTCGGCGCGTGTCAGCGAGAGCGTCGTGGTCGTCCCGCCCGATAGCTGCAGGGAATACGTCGCCTCAGTGATCAGCAGATCGGTGTACGTGATTCCGAGCGCCGGGATGTGCACCCGCGCGAGCGCGTTGATCGGCCACATGGAGCCGTCGCGCTGCGTCCAGCCTTGGACCGTCACGGTCACCGTGGCCGATCGGGCGGCACGGACGCTGGCTTCCCACGCGGCGCGCGCTTTCGCAAACTCCAGCGTGACCGCGCCGTCAGGTCGAACGAGCAGCACCCGAGACGCCCGGCGCACCTGCAGGTCCTCCGCGTGTGCGCTGACGTTCGCCGCCGTCTGCCCGACGAGCTCATCGCTGCCGGGTGTCTGCCCAGCCACCATGTAGCGTCGATACCGTTTCGTCGCGTCGTAGTTGACGTCCGCGGTGAGGATGTTCTCGCCCTGCGCCAGGACCGACGTCGCGCGGGCGCCGCCGGTGCGGGTCAGCACGATGCCGCCGGCGCCGTCCGACACGGGCAGTAATCCCGCCATCCGGCACGCGCGGTCGATGACCTCGAAGACGCTGTCGCCGGGATTGATCACGAGTCTGGCGATGGGGCTCGAGAGCTTCATGCTGCTCGACTTTCCGGCCGTGCCGACCGCCGACGGAGTCCCTCCGCCATCGGCCTTGCCGGTCGTGCTGATCGCCTTGTCCTCGGCGCCTGGCTGCAGCGACACGCCGATCTCGAAGGGCTTGGCGAGCAGCTCGCAGAACTCGAGCACGCCGATTTTCTTGAACTCATACTTGCCGAGGACCGCGCTGCAATCGACGAGGGCTCCGGTCTTGTCCCGGCCGCTGACGTTGAACGTGCGCCCTCCGGGTTCGAACCCCTGCGATCGGATATCCACGTACCCGGTGATGACGGGCGTCTCGAGCGCGTCTCCGAGCGTCACGACGCAGGTATCCTCCTCGACGATCGGCCAGGGTTCGGCCTGGCCATCCCAGCGTTCCGACACCGTCAGATCGAAGCTGCCGGCGATCGCCTCGATACCGCGCGTGACCCGGACGCTCGTCCAGCCACCGTAGGCCTTCCCGTTCACCAGGAGACGCGCGCCGTCAGCCATGGGAGAGCACCTGCAGCTCGCGGCCGCCGATCACGAACCCCGGATGCCGGACTCGATTGCGAGCCACTAGGTCGTCAGCAAGATCAACGTCCCCGTATAGGCGATGGGCGAGGACCAGCGCCGGCGTCGTCACCGGCGGCGTGTGGCTGACGAGTCGCGGGAGCGACGCCGATTCCGCCGGCACTGCGGCCGCGACGTCCGCCCGTAGCTCGAGCAGCGCGGCATACATCTCGTCGTCGCCGGTCTGCTCGGCGAGCTCGTCGAGCGCCGTCAGGACCTGGTCGCGCGCCGCGACGGCCTCCTCGTAGCTGCCATAGCTGCCGGACGTGCGCGACGCGATGGACAGCTGGCGTGCCGCCTCCGTGACAAAGCCGCGGCGGAGAAACGCGTCGACCTCCATGTAGTTCACCAGCTCGTACTGCCGGGTCGTGGTCGAGGCCGGCGGTGGCGGGTCGACGGACGTGAAGTCGGCGGCGTGCAGGAACGCCTGCACGCCGAGGCTGGGAATGCGCGGGAATGACGTCAGGTCTCGAAACAGGTCGAGCAGCCGCGTCGCCAGGGACAGCGGATCGCGAACCAGCTTCGAGGCGTCGCTCACGAGCGAATCGATCGAGCGCTTGAGCGAGGCCGCTTGCGCCGCGGTGCGTGCCAATGGCGCGAGTGCGTTGTGGAGCGAACGACTGGCGCTCTGTACGAGGCTGGTGATGCTGTTGAAGCTGAAATTCGGTAGCGATCGCGTGGAGCCAGCACCAGGCAATCCCGGGGCACCGGACAACGGGATCGTCAGCCGATATTTCTTCGTCAGGCTGGTCTGGGAAGCCGCATGCGTGGCGTCGGCCGACGCATCAACCTGGGCGCCGGGCGCGGCCGCGATCGAGGGGCTGAAGGCGTCCGCGGCGGTTTCAAAAAAATCGATCTGAAAATGGGCGATCCGGAGCTCGTCAATCGTTTCCCGGATGTTGTATTGGGGGACGACGACGAGCCTCGCGCCGTAGTACGGGTGCACCAGCGTGCCAGGCCCGGGCTGCTCGAGCGCGTCCTGCAGCGCATCGCGAGCGGCAACGTAGTCATCACGGTCGGTAACGCGCGGATCGCTGACGACGTAGCCTTCGACGCGGAGCACACGGCCGCGCAGCCCAAGGTCCTCGGCGAAGGCCTGGTTGCGAAAGGGATAGTCGTGAACGACGACCTTGCGGCCGCCGGCGAGCTCGCCGAGACTGAGGACGAACGATGCGCCGCGGAACGAGCCGATGTCGCGCCCAGGCATCAGCGTGCGTCCACCATCGAGTAGCCACGGGTGAGGTCCAGCGTCATCCGGTCCGAGATCCGCGTGGACACCCTGGTGCCCGGCGGCATGTTGCTGAAGTTCACATTGGCGTGCAGTTCGTGAGGCGGATTGATCGCCGCGGCCGCTCGATCCGCGCCGAGCGGCGCGCCGCTTGGGATCAACTGGCCAGCCGCGGCACCGACACCGAACGAATTGCCGACGAACCCGAGAACGTTCTTTAGGACAGAGAAGCCCTGCGCAACGAAGTCGAACAACCCCTTGAAGTACTGCTTCAAACCGTCAATGGCTCGTTGCACGTCGAGCGTGAAGACGCCTTGCAGGAACTCGGAGAACCCGCGGAAGATGTCTGTGACGGCGCTCCACAGAGCGCTGTAGAAGGCGGTGATTTTCTTCCACTGCGACATCAGCGCAACTGCCCAGAGAGCGAGCTCAGTCACGAGCACGATGAGCGCGACGAGGAACCAGCCGACTGGTGTGGCGCCGACGGCCAGCGCGAGCGACCCGAGCGCAGCCACGACTCCGCCGATCGCCGCGATGATGGGTGCCGCGACAAAGAGCGCCAGACCGAACTTCAGGAGGTTTTCCCACCCGCCGGCGACGTCGGCCGCCTTCTGCAGCCACGAGCTGATGGTCTGAAAGGCGGAAACGGCCATCGGCACGCCGCGTTCTTCGATCCACGTGAAGAGTGCGACGAGGCGCGCGCCCCACCGTTCGGCGATCTTGTCGAGCTCGCCGCTCTTGGCCATCTGGTCGACACGCTCGAGCACGCCGGCCAACCGTTTCTTCAAGACGTCGAACGGTCCGGAGTTCATGACCTTGTCGGTGAACAACTGCCAGCGTGTGAGGAGGCCTTGGACCATGCCGCTCCACGACTTCGACATCGTCGCTGCGGACCCGGCACTTTCCTTCCCCATCTGCTCGATCATCAACAGCACGGACTTCCGACCGAGCTGTCCTTCCTCGGCCATCTTGCGGAGCTGCGCCGTGTTGAACGTCTGCTTCTGCGTGCGCTTGATCGCCCGCGCGAGCAGTTCCCATCCGTTGATGCCGCGTTCGCCGAGCTGATTCATTTCTTCAGCCGACACGCGGCCCTTTCCCAGAATCTGCGTGAGCGCGGTCGCGATCCCTTGCATCTGTTCAGTGTTGCCACCCACCTTAGCGACCTGATCCACGATCGCCTGAAGGCTGCCGGCCGACGGGTCGAGCCCGTTCATCCGCAGCTTCACGAACGCGTCGGTGATCGCCTCGATAGCGAATGGGGATTTCATCGAGAGGTTCGTGATGAATGCGAGAGCCTCCTTGCCCTGCGCCTCGTCCCCCGTTACGGCAGCGAGACGGAGGCGCATGGACTCGAACTCCGCGGCCGTATCGATGAACTGACGTTTGAACAGGTACGCTCCGGCAGTGGCGGCGCCGATGAGGACCGTCACCTTGCCAAACGATGCGCTGGCGGCCGAGCCGATGCCCGTGATCGATCTCGTGACGTCGCCCATCGCGTCGTGCAGCTTGTCGACGCCGGCGGCTGTCTTGAAAGCGCCGAACGATTGCTGCACCGACCGGACCGGCGCCGTGGCCCGATTCAGAGACGCGGTGATCCGGTTCAGCGGCGCTGTGACGCGATCGACCGCGGTGAGAATGAGCGAGAGCGGATAGCTTTTACCGGCGGGCATTGATCCACTCCGCTTGCGTCAGCCAGAACGCGAGATCCTCTTGGTCCATCGCCCAGAGCTGATCGGGCGGAAAGTGGAACGTCGCGGCCAGGACTGCTAGGGCTTGAGCCCAGTCAGCAGGCCATCCGGCAAAAAATCCGCCACCAACTGCGTGATGGCCAGGATGTCTTCGAGATCGAGCTTGTCCATCACGACTTGCGGCTGCTCGCACATCTTGGCGCCGATATCCAGCAGGTCGCCGGCGGTCGGGTTCTGAAACGGAAACCGACGCACATGGGCCCCGATAGGACGCTTGAATGTGAGCGTCGTGATGGTCTGGGACCCCACGTCGACGGGATGCTTCAGTGTGTAGGTCTTCGGCTCCACCCGCCTACACCTCCTCGCCGCTGAGTCCTTCGAACCGGACCGGGAAATTCGCCTCCTCGCTGTTGCCCGTTCCCTCGCCGGCGAACCAGGCGTTTCGCAGCACGAACGCCTTGCCGTGTGCGAAGCGGAGGTAGACCGTGGCGTCGACCATGTCGATGATGCGTTTCAGATCGAGGGTGCGGCGATCGCGGATCTCGCCCTCGATGAACGCCGGCTGCGGCATTTCCTTGTAGCCATGGACCTTGTCGGCCCCGACCAGGGCCTCGCGCTTCGGGCGTCCGAGGTTGTAGGTGAAGTTGCCGACGGCATCCATCATCTCGCCATCGATCTGGAACTCGATGGTGCCGGCGCGGCGCTGATCAGGCATGGTCTCCTCGCTCCTCTACAGCCGGAAGTCGATGCGCGCGGCGCCGACGATGAACTGATTGATGATGTCGGGCGGCAGCACGAAGTCGAGCCTGTTCGGGTCGCTCGCGTTGCGTTCCACGACGACGTCCTGCTTGAACTGATCCCCGTTCTCGACGAGCCCGAGGTCTTCCATCTCGCGGAACCACGCGATCGCTTCCGCTTTCCCGAGTAGCGGTGTGATGACGGCCTGGCCGGCGCCGACGCGCGTGCCGTCGTTCGCCAGCTTGTGCCGGGGGAACTTCGTCAGGATCCGCGTCCGGAAGCTGTACCGCAGGTAGAGCAGCGTCAGCATCGTCGTAACGTCGAGATACGACGTGTCCGCGGCGCCGGAGCTGCTGGTCTGATAGGTCGTCACCAGGCGCTCGAGCTGCACGACGCCGCCAGCCGCGACCTTGCTGGAGCTGATGCCGTCGAAGAGCTCGAGATTGCGCTCCGTGAACGTGAACCGGTCGACTTCCGCCGGCGCCTTCACGCCCTTGACCTCCAGAGTCTGGAAGGGCCGCGCGGGGTCGTTCGCCGCGTGCAGCGCCACCACGCCGGCAACGGCCGCGGCGTATTCCATCGGTGGGGTCACCGGGTTCTTGCCGGGCTGCGCGGCGATGCAGGAGTGCTGGCTGTTGCGGCTGTCACCCAGCGTGCCCAACGTGCCCTGCGTGCCGGCAGCGGAGGTGATCGCGACGCCGTCGATCATGCGCATCGGTCCGAAGCGAGACGAGAGCTCCGCCTCGATCGCGCTCAGGCTCGTCGCGTCCACATAGGGATGCGCCCACACCTGATACCAGTTGTCGCCGAGCGCCGTGATGAGCGTCGTCAGCGTAGGGTTCGTCGTGCCGCCCGCGAGTGCCACGATCGCCACCGCAACCCCGGCCGGCGTGGCTTCGCCGTCCTGGTAGTTCAGGCGCATGTCGAGGCTGTTGCCCACGTCGCCGCGATGACGGAAGGTGACGGTGACCACATTGGTCGAGACCGACGACGTGACGGGTAGATCGGTGTTCGCGTTGATGGCCGCGTTGATGTTGGTGGCGATGGTGTTCTGCGCGTCGCCGTTGGCCACCGCGACTTGCACGAGCGTGCCGCCGAGATAGATGTTGAGCGTCCCTGCAGCCGTCGCCGGGCCCGTGACCGTCAAGGTCCCCGTGGCGAACGCGCCGCCGCCGCTGTCCGCGAGCACACCGAACCACGTCTCCGTGAATCGGTTGTTCTCGAAGTACTTCAACGCCATGCGGTGCAGCATGCTGCCGCGCCCGGCGCCGGCGATGACCTGGTCGACGTTCGACGCCTTCTGAATCGAGTTCGCGGCCCACGCCCCGGCGGTCAGCTTCTGACCGACGATGAGCACGCGGTACGGGAGGAGCGCCGCACCCTGCGTCGCACGCTGGTTGTTGAACTCCGCCGTGACGAACGGCACGCGGAGATTCGAAGGCACCGAGCTGAAGCTGATCGACATGGCTGGTGACTACTCCTCGGTCTCGTCGGGCGTGGCGTCGACGACGTCGCCGTCGTCGAGCCGACGCAGCCAGTAGGGCTCCCGCGGCACAAATGCGCCCTGCGGTGGCAGATGTCGTCGCGAGTGCGGGTCGCGCACCTTGAGGCCGTCCGCGGGCTTCACGAACATGCGATCGGTTGCGTCACTCATCGAGGTTGTCCAATCTGTCGCTCGCTTGGTCGTTCGGAGAGATGTCCTCGCCGCCGTCCAGGTCGCTGTACCGCACGTCCACCGTCTTCAGGTCCTCGAGCGGCACATCGTCGGCCTCCGGTGCGCGCGTGTAATAGCGCACGTCGTAGACCAGCCGCACGAGGCCGACCGATTGCTCCCCCTCCGTCGCGATCGCGAGCTCCGTCGACTGCAACAGCAGGTCCGACAGCACCTGATCGGGCGCCGTGGCACTGAGGATCGCGTCAACGGCCCGTTCAATCTCGACGGCGAACGCATCGAGCTCGTCGTCGACGGCGTCGGAGAGCTGCACGACCCCTTCGATGGCGACGTCGACGTTCCGCTCGAGCTCCCGCGGCGCCGTCGTTCGGCTGGCCGGATCGACCGATTCGGTCAGCGTATAGACGGCGAGCGCCGGGAGGTCCTTCTCCTTCCAGGGCCAGATGCGCGTGGATACCACGCGCTCCTCCGCCCTGGTCGTGTCCTTCAGCGCCGCGACGAACGCTGCGCGAATCACCGTCCGCTGGTGCGTCGTGGCCACCTACGTCACGACCTTGCGCAACAGCAACAGCACGCCGCCCTGGCCGTCCTTCTGCGCCTCGCGCACCTCGTAGGTGACGGTGCCGACCACGATCTGCGGCTCGTCCTCCACGGGGTCGACGGGAAGATCCGCGAGCCGGTACCAGACCGCCGGTCCCACGCTCGAAACGCCCGCCTCTCCAGCGTCGACGCGGACATACGCCGCATCGAAGATGCCCTGTACCTGAACCGCCTGGCCGACCCCTGGGCTGTAGGTCGTCGCCTCGCCGAAGTGAGCGAGCACGGCGGTGTTCAGCCCGCCGGCCAAGGCGGCCCAGCTCATGTCGCCCGCTTACGCGTAGACGACGTACGCCTCGCTCGAGGCCGTCACGTTCGTCAGGCGAACGCGCACCAGCTTCGACGCGAGCTGCGGGATCACCCGTGACGCCGCGGTCTGATTCGCATCGAACGCACCACCGGCGCCAGCGGCAAGGGTGAGCGTCTCGGCCGCGTCGGCGCCGTTGACGATCAGGACGTCGACGGTGTCGCCCACCTTCGCGCCAGGGATCGCCGCGACGAGCAGGGCGGCCGTCGGCAGTGTGTCGGTGCGCGCAGCGCCATTCGGATCGCGGACGATCGTCCCACCGAGGATGTCGGCCGCCGTGTAGGTCTGCGCACCGGCCGTCGCATAGGAGGCCGGCACGCCAGGCACAAACGTCGTCTTCGTGCCGTTCAATCGCACGAACCCGGTGGTCGAGGGATTCGCGGCATCCGCCGTCGCAACGCCGATCTCTCGGTTCGCCGTCGGGACGTTCGTCGATCGCGCGTTGGCGACATCCCAGAAGATGCGCTCGCCGGCGACCCAGACCTGCGTGTTCAGCTTTGGCAGCTCCCAGATGCCCTCGGTGGCGCCATTGAAGGACGCCGCGGCCGCTGCGGTCTGCAGCGCGACCACGAAGACGGCGCCGATGAAGTACCCGAGACCTGTCGTGACGCCACCCGCCGGAGCGACGAGCGTGAGCGTCTTGCCGGGCTGAATGAAGTTCTTCGCCATGTGACTCCTCTACGTTGCGGCGTTATGGCCCGCCGTGGCCGTTTACCTGATCTCCGGTGTGTTACACGCCGGCGTTGGTCACCGCGCCGCGATAGTCGACAGCCGCGACGCCGTAGTCGAGCCGCACGCGCATCTCGGTGCCGTCCACGCGCCAGCCGTCACGGCTCTCGAGCACGGGCGCCGTCTGGCCCTCGAGGAACGCCACCTCGAACACCGGGGCAATGCTGGGATCGGCGAACAGATAGCGCCGCGTCCCTGACAAGCGCGGGGTGTCGACGACGTCACGGAAGAGGCCTCGCACGAGGTTGGGCTTCATCTGCGACTTGTTCGCCACCGTGTCGGGGTCGTACTGCGAGTCGTTGACGACGCGCGACTGACCACCGAGCTCGACGGGCACCAGCAGGATCGCCGGGCGGAGATCGAGATACTCGTTCCCCCAGGGGTCGCGCTGCTTCGCCATCAGGACGCGGTCGGCATCGATCGCCGCCGCGGCCAGCGCGGATCCGGTCCCGACGTTGGCGCGGTTTGCGTGGAAGAGCGGCTGTGCGTCGCTCTGCGTGGGTCCGAGACCGCTGTTCAGCAGCAGCTGGGCATAGACATCGATCTCGATTGACAGGCCAGCCGCGCGGCCCAACATGGTCAGCAGCCGCCCGAACGCGTTCATGTCGTCGTTGACGATCATCTGACGCGACACGTTGATGATGTTGCCCTTGGTCGCGGCCGTGATGGTCGCCTTCTCGGCGTCGTTGATCGCCTTGTTCTTGAACTCGCCGTTTTCCGTCACCGCGTCGAGCGCACCGAATTGCCCCATGCGATAGCGTGGGTGCGCGCGGAAGTCGGAGACCGTGCTCGACGCCGCCCAACGGCGCCAGGTATCAGGCGCGAGCGCGTACGCGGCCTCGAGCATCTTGTGCATCGTGTTCTCGAGGAGCACGGTGAAGTCGCTCGTCGATTGGGTGATGCCGCTGCGATAGGTGAAGGCGGTGCCCACGAGATCCAGCTTGCTCAGGCCTCGCGTCTTGATCCCGCCTCGTTCCAGGCACTCCCGCGCCAGGTCGAGCAGTGTCAGGCCGCGGAAGTCCCCTGGGTCGAACGACGCCAGGTCGGGCGACTTGGGATTGGCGTGTCGTGCGACGACGTCCACCATCCCCGCCTTGTGGAGCAGCCAGTTGCCGGCGCCGCGGAAGAACTTGTCACGGACGTCTTCGCCGGCGACGACCGTGTGATTCCCGTCGGTGCGGGTCTTCTTGTCTGCGGCTTCGAGCTTCTCCATGATGACCGACCGCGCGTCAGGCAGCGGGGTCCCCTTGGTGATCAGCTCCTCGATGAGCGTCTCCGCGGCAGGCTGATCGAACTTCGCGGCACGCACCGCGAGGCGAATGCCGGCTTGACGCTCACGCTCTTCGGTGACGGCCGCTGAGCGGATCTGCTCGGCGTTCGCTGCGGCGCCAGGCGTACCCTCAGGACCCTCGTCCTCGTCGTCGTCCTCGAGCGCGCGAATCTTCAGCTCGACGGCCTCGGCCTCACGCATCTTGGCGTCGAACGACGATCGGGACTCATCGTCCTTGAACGAGCCGTCAGCACTGCGGAAGCCCTTGGCTTCGTCGACGAGCGTTCGATACTGTTTCCGCAGTTTCTTGAGCGTCTTCATGAGTCGGATTCTCCTCAGTGCAGCAGAAACGCCTCGGCGAGTCGGAGCGTGCGATTGCGATCCGTGTCGGTGATCACGCCGCGCGCGATGAATTCACACGGGTTTGGCGAGCGATCGGCGCTGCGAAATCCGGCGCCATCGTCGTCGCCGGCGGACACGGACGAGAGTTCGACCGGCTCCCAGTCAATCGCGCGATAGACCGGCACCTTGTCGACGGACTCTTCCGCCTTCTCGAGCTTGTAAATGCGATAGCCGATGCTCAGGTTCTGGACGATGCCGTCCTGGACCTTCTGGAACAGCATCTCGGCTTCGGGGTCGATCGCCGCTTTCGCGAAGCGAACCGTCGCCGTGCCCTGCTTCCCGTTCGTGTGGGCCGTGCCGGCGACGATGACGCCCCGCACGATGGCCGCACGGTAGTCGCCACCCTTCAGCGGGTGTCCATCACAGAAGGGCGCACCGTTGTTGAATCGCCCAAGGCGCACGTGCCGCGCATTGAGCGAGAGCTCCTCGTAGTACTTGTCGAAGTAGCCGCGCAGGACGCGCTCGCCCGTCGACCAGACCACGTCGACGGTGCGCTTCTCGACATTGACGCTGGATGGCACGAACGCCGCGCGTAGCGACAGCGGAGGAAGCTCGCGCGTGATAACAGGATTACCCGCAGACATGAAGAGCCAGCACGCGCGTCATGAAGGTGTGACGCTCATGGTCAGGCTCTTCTGCGAACGGCCCAAGGAAAACCCGATGGCTATTCCTCTGAATTCCCTACTTTTCCCGATGATTCCCCCGGATCGGTCGGATTCCCCGCCTGTGTGGTTTTTCGCGCGTCGCTGTCCAGCACGATGCCGAGATCGTCCAGCCGCTTCAAATTCGCCGCGTATTCGGGCCAGAACGTCTCTGGGTCCAGGCCCTGCTCACGTACGAGATCGTCGAAGAGCGCCTGACCTCCCCTGACCCGTGTGATGCCGGCCCTGGCTTCTTTGTCGGGCTCGATCAGCGGCATCGGCGGTGGCGTCCATTCCGCAGCGGGCGTGTCTCCGATCGAGCCCGCGATGAATGCGGTCTCCATCGCCCAATCCCAACACGGACCGCAGAACATCGGAATGATCAGGTTCCACCGCCAGTCGTGGACGTTGGCCCAATGGGCGAGTCGTGCCATGCGGGCTGAGCTGAAGTTGACCGCGCTGTAATCGCCGGTCAGCTCCTCATAGGTGATGCCGAGGCCGGCGGCGATCGCGCGGAGCTGCCGCTGATCGAATCGGCCATCGACCGGCCGCGGCGGCGTCGTGAACGTGATGCTCTTGCCGACGGGCAGCTTCTGCAGCGTGCCCGGCTGAATGGTCTCGAGGAGCGGGTCTGAGGCGTCCTTGTCGCCGACCGCGACACCGGTGCCGTCGGTGTCCGTAATGAAACCCGCCAGGCACGCGGCCACTTGCTGCTGCACAAGCGCGGCATCCTCGAACACATCGAAGCCTTTCAGGCGCGCAATCACTGGGGCGTACCAGGTGACCGCGCGGACCTGGCCAGGCCGGCGCTTGCGGTAGACGTGCAACACGCCGTCGGCCGGCACACGCTGCGAGGTCCCAATCAAGCGGCTGGTGCCGAAGCGATTCGCCGAACCGGGATGCTCGGGGAACAACCAATAGGCCACGCGTCGACCCATCGCATCGAACTCGACACCCTGAATGATTTTCCCGCCCTCGCGTGTGGCGATGAGATCGCGCGTCGTATCGAGGTAGTCCCCCTCGAGGACCTGCAGCTGCATCGGGATCGCCAGGCCCCGGTTCGTGACGCGATACCTGCGCACGATGACTTCACCGCTTTCGGCAACGGTTTCCATCACGAGCCGCTGAAGGCCGTAGAAGTCACGCTGGCCCTCGAGATCGCACTGCGTCGAATGGCCCCACGCCTTCCAGAGGGTCCGCGCACGCTTGACGGCGTGGCCGTTCAAGTCGCCGATGGGCTTCGGCATGATGCCCCAACCAACGGTGTTGTTCGCGATCACCTGCTTGCCGCGCTCCGCCCACGGGTTGTTCCTGATGAGATCGCGCGCGTGATCACGGAGCACCGGAAGAGCGGCGGCGTTCGCCGCATTGACGTCCGTCGACATGCGCGTCCATCCGTCGGTGCGTCGTCCGCCCTGTGCGGCCTCGTAGTGCGCGTAGGTCAGCGCGAGCGCGCGAGCTCGCAGCCGGCGCGCGGCAAACTGCGGGGCCACTGAGAGCAGCGCGCGGTCCAATCGGCTGAGCGTCATGCGTCGAATCCTTTCGTGATCCCGAGGCGGACGAAGCTCGGCGTGCCAGCGCTCGCGTTGACCGCTTGCTGGGCCGTCCCAAGCGCCGCGAGCATTTCGTCAGTGCTCTGGTACTCGACTTCACGGTCTGTGTACCGCACTCGTCGCACACCGCTCGCGATCGCGGCCTTCAGGGTGTCGACGTCGGCCTGTGTCCATGCCATCGGATCTATCGTCCTTTCTTGAACCAGCTCGGTTTCGGCGAAATCCACGGCCCCTGCCGAGCGTGCCCTGCCGACGGGACTGGTGCTGGGGAGCTCGGCGGCGGCACCGGCGACGCCGGTGGCGGTGGAGGCTCGTGAGAGACGGCGCTCTCGAGCTTCGCCCAATCGGATTCAGCGAAGCGATCGATGCCGACGACGGCGGCCGCCGCGCGTGCGCCGACTCGACAATCGAGGAAGTGATTCTCCCGCCCGGGTTGCAGGGTCCAGACGTACACGATGAAACCCGTGTGGATGCGCTGACCGACCAGGCGTTCCGCCGTGAGCTGCTTGAAGAACTCTTCGTCGTACTGCGGGAAGTGACAGTAGCCCGGTGGATCGCTGTCGCCGGCGGCGCGCGCCGTGTCTGTCGGACGTGGCAGCTTCAGCCAGCCATAGAGCTCGCTCTTCGCGACCGGGGTGCCGATCGGCCAGACACGGTGGCCGATGCGCTTGCCGCTGGCCGTGACGAAGAGTTTCGCCGGCGTGCCAATCAGCAGGCCTGCGCGATCCGTCCCCTTCGTGGCGATCACACGAGCGCTGCCGTGCCGCCGCGCGTAGCTATACACCGTCTGCGTCCGAAACCCGCTATCGACCGCCGTCCGCGCAATCGCGAGCTCCGCGCCAGACACGTGCCGGAACGTGCGAGCGAGCACCGCGTCGAGCTTTACCCAGGGCCCCGACGTCGTTTCGTCCGCGGTGTCACCGGGGATGGAGAAGGCATCGATCGACCACGAGCGCTTCCCGCGCCCCCAGCCCACCACTTCGTAGACCAGGCGGTCTTGCTGCACGTCGACGCCAGCGGTGAGGAAGAGCACGCCCTCCGGGCATGTGCCGATGGCGTAGCTCTCACGCCGTTCGTAGAGCCGCTCCCACTCGGGCGCTTCCCCCTTGTCCTTCCACGTCTCACCCAGAACCGTGTTGACGTAGGTCTTCAGCGACTCGACGCCCTCACGATTCGCCGCGATGTATTCGGCTGCGAGCTGCGGCCACGTGGCGTTCGGGGAGTAGCTATACGCGGCCCAGATGTGAAAACTCGCGTGCCCGGTGAACAGCGCCGCGGCACACCATTCCCCGCGGGCGATGATGTCGCGTTTGTCCCGCTCCTCGATGACGCCGCCGCAGACGCTACAGACGAAGTGCGCGTCTGACCCGTCAGGCGCGTCCCACATCATGAAGTGGCCGACGGCCTTGCCGGCGCCGTCGGTGCTTTCACGGCGGAACACGAAATAGTCCATGTGTCCGCACTGCGTGCAGGGCACGTAGTACCGACGCTGATCGCCGGCGGCGAAGAGGAGCTCGATGCGGCTCGCGCCGGCGAGCGTCGGCGTGCTGCCCGCCGCGACTTTCCGGTTCCAGTAGTACTCCGTGCGTCGGATGGCGAGTTTGACCTGATCACCTTCATTGCCGACGCTGGGCGCGTAGCCGTCGACCTCGTCCAGCAACAGCAGCCGGCGCGACACGCGTCGAAAGCTGCTCGCGGTGGTCGACGCCACGATCTGCAGGATGCCTCCGACGAATCGCATCAGGAGGAGCGTGTTCCGGAACGCCGCGAACCGATCCGTCAGCACGGGCACATCGCGAATCAGCGGCGCGATCTCTTCCTTGCTGTAGCCCTTGGCATCAGGCAAGGTCGGTTGGACGACCATGATCGGGCACGGGTCCTGGTCCACGTGGTAGGCGATCGCCGCGCCGATCACCTTCGTGTAGCCGACACGCGCGGACTTCATCACCGTGATCTGGGTGACAGCGGGATCGGTGAAGCAGTCCATCATCTCCCGCTGATACGGCAGCGTGTGCCAGCGCCCGGGATCCGCGGCGGACTCGACTGAGAGGTAGTACTTCTCGTCCGCCCACTCCGATAGCTTCAGCCGCGGCGGCGGCCGCCACGCCGTGAGGGCACGATCGAGCAGCTCGTCGACATTCGCGGTGTCGGCGATCACACGCGTCCCCTCCGATTCCGCAGCGAGGACACGAGGCTCTGGGCGGCGGCAGCCACTTCCGCTTCAGCCGCTCGCTGGAGTTCAAGCTGCGACGGCTTGACAGGGACCGCGCTGAGGCGGCGCTTCAGATCCTCGCGGTGCTGTTGTTGTCCGAGCTCGCGGCGCAGCCGCCAGTGTTCGAGTATCGGCGTCAGACACACGTTCGCCTTCGACAACTCTGCAATCGCGTGCTCCAGGAGCATGGACAGCTCGCGGTTCTCCTTGCCGATCGCGATAGCGACCGCGATGTCGTCAGGGTGGCTCATGAACTGACCCTTTCCGGGACGAGCTCCTCGAGGGACTCCCTAACGACGTCGTCGAGCGCCGAGACATCGGCGAGCGCCAGGTGCGGCAGACGTTGCTTCGCCTTGGTCGGCAGGCCCAGCAGCTTCGTCCGGCAGGTGGTGAAGATCTCGACGATGCGCGCCTGGATGGCGGCCGCGTCGACGAGTTCGCCGGCGGCCCGCTTGTAATCGAGTTCCGCCTTCAACGCCCGCCAGTGCTTCTCCCGCGTCGAGGCGTCTGCCATGGAACCTGGCTGTGGTTCGACGGGCACGAACGGCAGCACCTTCGACTGCGCCGCGGCTGACTTCACAGCATCATGCGCCCTCGAGAGATCGGTGTTCGCGGCCCACTCCTTGTCGGCGAGCGCGACGTCGCGGATCCAGGCGACGCCGTTGATCACAATCAAGGAGTCCTTGAGTCGGTCACTCGCGATCGCTTTCGAGACCGCGACTCGACTCACATTACGATGCCGCGCATAGCTCGCCTGCGATGTGTGCCGTGGCAGGGCCGCCTTGACGGTGCGCGCGCGCTTCTTCGGAACGATGGTTTTCTGTTTCCGAGCCACCATGTCAACCGTTAACTGTTAACTCTCAAAAACCTTCCCAGTGAGCGCTGTCGGGGGGGCCGAAGTGCCCGCCCGCGCCGCGGCGGCGGAAGAACCTATGGCACGGGGCGCCGTTGGTACGCGATGTGCTTTGCAGCGCAAAGACGCAGCGCATGTCGGACACGCACACGCGCGTTCGTCCTCGTTGGTGATCTCGATGAACGCTTTCATCATGGTGTGACTCGCTTCTGATCGCGCACGTGATCGAATCGCACGAAGCCGACGTACCAACGCTTGCCGAATGCAAGTCCGTAGAATTCGAGTCCACGCCACGCGCCGACCATCTTCCTCAGCAGGACGTAGCCCACGAACGTGTTCACGATGGTTGCAACTCGCCGTCGATCATCTTCATCGCGCAGTCCTCAGCGTGAAATCAGCGGCCTTGTTGAACTCGGTGGCCATGTGCGTGCCGGCTGTCCGTTCCGCCACGGCGAAGAATGCGAACCGCTTGCGATACGTCGGGCGATTGCGCATCTCCAGGAAGATGGGCCGCACCGTGTTGCCGAAGGCGAAGTGATAGCGCGCATAGATCCCGCGGCCTTTGCCGCCTGGATTCCCGTAGAAGAACGTTCCGCCACGAGCTCGCTGCCGACGGCTCTTGCGGCGCCGCGAATGCTGCATCGGATCAGCGGAGGCCCGCAGCTGCGAGAGGATGCGCGTGTACATCCCTCGCTGCACGTTTCCGTAGGCGTCACGCGGCGCACCGCTCGCCGGCACCAGCTGCTTGCCCTTCGAGAGATAGCCCGCGCGCTGCAACGATCGTTCGAAGCGTGTATCGCTGCGCTCGCCACCGTGGACCTGCGGCAGGAGGTACTTGCCCGCCGGCGTGCCCTTCGGCGCGAAGTCCTTGAACCAGACCCGCGCTTCCTGGCGATCGCGGGTCGCGCCTTGGATGTAGAGGGCGTTCATCGTGAACGGCGTCGGTCGATCGAAGACGCCGCGCATCGTCTCGAGCTCGGCGCCCTTCACGTGCTTCGCGGTCTGCGTGAGCGCCATCGCCGTCGCGAACGCCCATTGCCTCGGCTGAAGCGCTGACAGCGCGGCCTTGACGGTCCGGCTGTCCCACTGCGCGCGCACGCCGTAGGTCGCGCTGCTCATGGCTCGCCTCGCCGACGTCGCTGCGCCGCGAGCCAGCGGCCGATGTCGTGGACGTCGTACCGCACGCGGCCCGCAACCGAGATGTAGCTGGGCCCTTTGCCGCTCGAGCGCCAGTTGGCCAGCGTCTTCACCGTGATCTCGATGTCGAAGCTGCGCACCAGGTAGGCGACGAGCCAGTCAGGGCTGACGAATCGTTCGGGTTTCCCATTGGGGGATCGAGTCGTGGACTGATCGCTCGCGGCTGGAGTTCCGGGAGTGTCGGTCGCGTTCGCCACGAACATCTCGTCGTGCCGCGTCGAGCGAAACTACTGTGCGTGCTCGAGTGGAGCTGAGAGGGCGCCGAGGGGCGGCAGCGCGAGCAGCATCTCCCGCACGTCGGCTACGTCGAGCAACCTGAGCCCGATCGTGCCGTCGGCCGCTGTGGTGACGGTCAGGAATCGGGGAGTGCCAGGCGCGCTCGGCGCGGGGAGCTTGGCGTCGAAGACAAGGACCGCTGACTTCGTTTCGTAATCAGGGTTGAACGCCGAGGCCTGCAGCGTGTAGCGACCACGCGCGACGCCGGCAGGGATGTCGAACGTCACGACATTGTTGACGCGCGTACTCGCGATCACCGCCATGAGCACGGTCGTGCAGTCCGGGACCGTGCCCGGGCAGAGATATAGGCGATAGCCCGATGGCGAGCCGGTGACGCCATCGCCGTCGTGGTCAACGACCAGACGCAAAGCCCGACCGGCTGGGACCTCTGAGGGAGTGGTCTGCGCGAAAACCGGCGCGACGATTACAAGCACAGCGAGAGCGATGAACAGCAGGATGCGTGCAGTCTTCATGGTCGAGTCCCTCATGACCTCAAGCGGAGATTCAGTTGTCCAGGAAAGCGCCATCGGCCACGGGAGCGCCGTGGTGACAGCCGAGGTCAACCGTCTCAGCTTTTCGTGGGACTGGTTGGATCTGGACGGTTCAAACCGGCGGCTGGTTATAACCGTCAATCCGCGGCTGCGGGTTGGCACGCAACTCGACCTGGAAGCGAAAGCCGTGGATGTAGAAGAGCCGGACGATCGTGCTGAGCCGCGGATCGCCTTGGCAACGCTCGAGCTCGCAGACCGTCTCGCGATGCAGGCCGGCGGCGATCGCCTCCGCCTCCTGGCTCCAGCCCTGGCGTTCGCGCAACGCGTGCAGCGCCCGGCCCACGTCGAGCAACGCTCGCTCGAATACGGCCTTGAGATCCGGGTCATCGTTACAGCGGCGGTTGATGCCCCTGAGGGGACGACGGGGCCGTCGGTCATCGCCGCGGCGGCGTCGCTCCACCTCAGCATCAGCCATGCCTCAGTGTAATCGACCGAACGCTAATTATTTGAATGGCTTATGTGCCGAAAAGGTGGTCGCTGGCCTTCACAACCCCGTGCCCTGGCACTACAAGCTTCCTCGCCGACAGGCGCTGAATGTAGGCGTCCCGGGTCGAGCGTTTGTAGCCCGTCGATTCGCTGAGCGACTCGCGGTCGACCGCATGCGGATACGAGCGCAGGGAGGCCTCGAGGACCGCCCTCTCCCCTTCGGGCAACCGGCGCAGCCAATAGGCCTGCAGCTCCTGCCCGGTGGGCAACGGTTCGAAGTCCGACCCCAGCGCAGCAATACCCGCCTGGGTCACGTAGACGTCGCCTAAGCGCGCATCGACGAACCCACGAGCTTGGAGCCGCTGAATGTACGCATCGCGCGTGGAGCGCTTGTAGCCCGTCAGGATGGTGGCCTGCTCGCGGGTCAGGCCTTCGGGATACTGCGCGGCGGCGATGAGCGTGGCGCGCTCGCCGGAGCCGAGAGAGCCGTTCGAGCTCGCCGGCGACGTCGCGCGCGACGGTCTGTCAGCGGCCTCGGCCCCCGACCCGACAGGTATGTGGCGGGCGGTCGGCTGAACGACCTGGCGTGCAGCTGGCGCCGGCTGCCGGACGAGTCGCACGGCGTCGTTCAGCGTCTTCAGCACGCTGCGCAGCTCCTCGACCGGCTTGGTGGCACGATCGAACGCCTTCTCGGTGCGCATGATGAGCGCGTCGATCTTCGTCAGCTGCGCGTCCTTCAGCACGGGCTTCTCCACGACCTTTGGAGCCGGCGGCTGACGTGCCGGTATATGAGTTGAACTCATACCCTTGACCTGCTTCTCGAGCTCCTGGATGCGCCGGCGAAGCAGGCGGGGATCGTCAGCCGCCGCTCTCTCGATGGTTTCGGCCATCGCGGATTTCAGTTGCTCGACGTCGATCGGCGTGAGCGGCCGTGTCGCCGCCTTCGACGTGCCCACCTTCGGCGTGCTCGAGAGATCCGCCGTGACACGAGGGAGAATGCGCACGGTCCTCGACACGTTGAGAAACATCGGGCTCTCAACATGCGGCTCTCCGACCTCGAGCTTCTGCAGCACGCTCTCGATCTCCGTGGCGATGCCGTGGTCGGCGACCCAATCCTTGACCGCCTTTCTTTCCTGCGGCGCCGTCATTTGAAACGCGAACAGCGTGCCGCTCATGTTCAGGGCTTTCTTGTTGACTTCCTGCGGCCGCTGCGAGATCAGACTGCCACCGATGCCGAAGTTGCGGCCAATCTTCCACAGCCGCTGGAACTCGTGCAGCGTGTCCGCCTCGAGGCCCATCGGGTTCTGCGGCAGGAACTCCTGGCATTCCTCCATGAACAAGTGACACGCCGCCGGCGCGGCCTTTCGGCGCTGGAAGAATCTTTCGGCGAATGACTTCGCGAAGCGCTGCTGCTCGGACGCGATGAACTGGCTGACGTCGATCACGAACGAGATGCCCCGATCGCACACGACGTCCGCGATGAGCGCGCCGGCGCCGGGCTGCAGCGGAAGATCTCCGTACAGCCCGCCGAAGACAACGACGTCGTACGACGTGCCGCCTTTCTTCTCCGGGACGCGCAGTCCGCGCCACACGCCAACGGGATCGAGCGCGCCGATCTGCGCGCCGGCGTCGAGCATGAGCTCGGCGAGCTTGATCGCGCCGTACGTTTTGCCGCTGCCCGTTCGACCAAGCCACGCCAGTTTCTCGGTGACGACGTCGAGGGGCAGCGACAGGTCATTCGCCAGCTTGAGTTTCATCGTGTGCTCCGGCCTGCAGGTTCTTCTTCCTGGGGATGAACTGGTGCTTCGGCTTCGGGGGCTGTCCCTTGGCCTTGTCCATGAGTCGACGATGTTCAGCGCTGGCCATCAGCCAGGCGATGATCACGCCGACGAGGAGACAGATCCCCAACACCACGACATCGAGAACGGCCCAGTCTCTGAACCCTTCGAGGTTCGCCGCTGGCGCCGCCATTTACGGCCTGCCTGCAAGCGCCTGCCGCCCGGCGGCGATCGCCGAGGCCGCCTGATCGAGCGCAGCCAGCAGCGCTGAGCGTGGAGTCTGGTGCTCGGCGAAGTGCTTCTCGAGACACGCGCGGTGGGCCCAGCGCCCGCACTCGACGCACCGGTAGGCGTGCTCGAGCCGGAGCTGCTTCCCGCAGCAGGCCTCGTCTCGTGGGGCGCCGACACGCGCCCGCGCGGCAATGGCTTTGGATTCAACATGCGGATCTGGACTGGATGCCCCGCATGTGACGACGTCGAAGGAGTGCACGAACGCCTCCTTCGTGACGCAGCCGTCTGTTTCAGGCTGCGATCACGAATGAAGCGTGCGGCATCAGTGGCAGCGGGCCCCCGCAACCATCTATACCGCACGCAATTGCCCCCGGCTTCAGCCGGCCCTGGGCGAGTTCGAGCATCGTGCCCAGGCTGCCGACCACTTGTAATAGTCCGTCCGGCGGAATCTCGATCCGCTCGATGAATCCGCGCACCGCCTGGCGCGCCTCGTCGAGGTGAGCTTCGTCCACAAGCCCAGCCGCCAACGCCGTGGCCTTCTCTCTATATATATGGGCCATGTTTGGGTGCAGGGCTGGCACCTGGGGCACTACCAGCGACGCGGTGAGCCGGGCCTTCTTCTCTTCGAGGTCCTGCAGCTCCGTCTTCATGGACTCGGAACGATAGCCCTCGCTGATCGCCCGCACGATTTCCTTCAGCCGACGCTCGACGCCGGCGAGCTCGTGCCGCTGCCCTGCCTGGCTGGCGAGCTGCTCGCGTCGCAGTCGCGTCAGTTCCGCGGTGAAGGCCTCGCAGAAGGCACCGAAATGTCCAGGGTCGAAGAAGCGCTCCTGCATGGCCACGAGGACGCGCGACTCGACTTCCTGTCGCTTGATCGCGCGGCGGTTCGTGCACGTGCCGCGCTCGCGCGCGTTGTAGCAGATCAGCCGGTCCTTCGAGCCGAGCGTGAATCCGCCGTGGCAGACCGCGCAGGTCGTGAGACCTGAAAACAGATAGCGCGGCCGCCTGGCGCGCCCGATGTTCGTCCGCGTGGCCAGACGCGTCGAGGCCTGCCGCGCCTTCGTTGCGTCCCACGTCGTGTCGTCGATGATGCGGAGGTGCGGGACGTCGGTGACGACACGATCGGCCGCGGCGTTCGGCCTGGCCAGGCGCCGGCCCGTGTCGGGGTCCTTGACGTACCGCTGCCGGTTCCACACCAGGCGGCCGACGTAGAGCTCGTTGTTCAGGATGCCGGTGCCGAGTGAGGCATGGCCGTGGATGGTGCTCGGACTCCACACTCGCCCGCGCGGGCCAGCGACACCGTCACCATTCAGCCGACGCGCGATCGCCTTTGGCGCGACGCCGTCGATAAACCATTTATATATATTGCGGACGACGTCGGCCTCCGATTGGTCGACCTCGCGATCGCCGGGAGCGCCGTACACGGGTCTGTAGCCATAACACAGCCCGCCAGCCAGCTTACCCAGCATCACTCGCCCCTTCATGCCGCGATGGGTCCGCACCGCGAGCTCCGCGATGTAGAGCTCGTTCATCGTGCCTTTCAGTCCCACGTGCATGGACCCGACGTCGCCCTCGAGGATGGTGTGCAGGCCGACGCCAGCGAAGCGCAATCGCTTCAGGATGCCGGCGGTGTCAGCGAGATCGCGCGACAAGCGGTCCATGCCCTCGGCGAGCACGACGTCGAACTCGCGGGCCCGCGCGGCGTGCATCAGCGCCTGCACGCCCGGGCGCAGCATCGTGGCTCCCGATGTTGCCGCGTCGGAGTACTCGGCGACGATGGTCCAGCCGCGTGTGGCGGCGTGGGCGCGGCATTCGCGGAATTGATCCGGGATTGAGGCCGGCCGCTGCAGGTCCGAAGAATAGCGCGCGTAGAGCGCGACGCGCGTCATTTCGTCTCCCGATCAATGTCCTCGACGCGGAAAGTGATCGTCGGCTGATACGTCCACCGCCCTGCCTCCCACGTTCCCACGACCGCCGACCCTGTCCACCGGTCGATGCGAATGAGTCCAGTGCCTTCGCCACGCCACTCATAGCGAGGGAACACCGCGTGAAGCAGAATCACGAGCGCAATAGCTCCGATACCTAGCCACCAGTCACGCCGCGTCATCGCCTCTTCGCCGCCTTCTGCTTCGTCACGATCGTTGTCGCTCTTGCAGCCGCGCGTGAAACTCTCTCGCCGCCTGTCGCCCCAGCACGCGCGCGAGCTCGAGGCTGCACCGGTCGAACACGCGATCGCTGTCCTTGGTGAAATACCGCGGCGCCGGCGGCGTCTTCACCAGCGTCAGCGCACGACGGCGGCCGCGGCGGGGCGCCATCTTATCCCAGCCTCAGCTTCTGCCGAACGACGGACTGCGCGCACGGCTCCCAATGAATTCGGGCCATCTTGCGGCCGGCGTCCATCCAGAGAATCAGCGGGACTTCGTCCTCGTTGATCAGTTCCTGGCAAAAGCAACACCGATCTTCGGAGGGGTCGTGTGTATCGACGTACCAAAACAGCGTGCCGTCGAATTCGATTGAGCCAGTCACGACCGCTCCAGGAGCTCGATGAGAGACTTGCGGCAGCGATCGAGCGCGGACTTCGCGGCCAGCAGCTGTCGTATGGCCCGGCGTTCACGGCCTCGATACCTGTTCCACGTCTCAAGGCGGTTGCACCAGCCCTCCAGCCCGTTGCAGATCTCCTCGAGCTGCGACACCCGCAGACGGACCGCGATCGTTCGCCTGGTGCTCACTGCTTGACCGCCTCGTCAGCCGTCTCGAGCCGGAGCTGCAGGTCGAGCGTCTCCATCTCGTTCGAGCACGTGATGCAGACGAGCGCGTCGGCGCCCTTCCGTGAGCCGCAGAATGCGCAGAGTCCCAGGTCCTCTCGGCCCTTGCGCGCCAGCCACTCGAACAGCTCGGAGCGCAGCCCCTCGCCGCACAGAGGAACCGCAGCGCGGAGGACCTGGCCGACAAACAGCGCCAGCGTCGACTGCTCGAAGTAGCCGGCGCGCACCAGGCGCGCGAGCTGCTGCGCACGGCGCCGGAGCTGCTCTTCGTAGCGCGTGCGTTCGTCGTGATGCAGATCGACGCGGCGATTCAGGCTCTCGTTGGTGGCCTTCAAGCTCGCGTTCTCGGCTTTCAGTTCTTCGAGTCTTGTCCGGAGGTTCTCGATGACATTCCCGCGGATACAAAACTCATTGGCTTGGGCGTCGCGCCGGCGCTCAGCGGCCAGCAGCTTGTCCTCCAGCGAGAGGACGAGTGCCCGCAGAGACTCAGCCTCAGCTCGCAAAGACTGAGCCTCCGTGAGGTAGCACGGCGCTAGAGCACACTCACTCGTCCATCGCCCGCATTCGGGACATCTGTCGTCAGCCACGATCGCCGCTCCCGGTGCGAACGACGCTCGACAGAACTACACTCTCGGCGTGCCCTGCCACTGCGACGAGGGCTGGATCTGCGAGGAGCATCCGGATCAGCCGTGGCCGCACGATGATTGCCACGGGCCTGGCCTGCCGTGCTCGAACCCGGAGTGTCCGTGGTGGCAGGGCACGAACCCGCCGGCTCGCGACACGCGCAAATGGCAGCGGCGCGTCAGCACGTCTGATCACTGACGCACCCCTGGGAACTCCCGCACACGCAGGTCTTCCGGCCACTCAGACGGATCGCCGCCTTTGGGGTCCTCGTAGTCGTAGCCCTCGAAGACGCCGACTGGCGTTCCTTCGAATACCGGCTTCGCTCCAACCTGTTTGACGAAGCAGGCGACACCAGCCGCCTGGCACTGCTGGACGATGGACCGCGCCCACGCGAGATCGAACGGGCGTGCGCCGGGTCCGCTTTCGCCGCCTACGATCACCCAATCGATCGGCGCGTATCGAACAGCCGGCTGAAGGTCCAGAGGCCCGAGCAACGGCTCCGCGCTGATGAAGCGCAACGCTGCCGGAGTCTGCAGCAGCAGCGGGATCCGCTCGTCCGCGTACTGCTGGTTCTCCACGGAGACACCGAGCCAGACGTTCGGCAACGGCGGAGACACCTCGCTCGCCGGCTGATAAGCGTGATTCCGCAGCCACTCTGGCGTGTGGGCGCCACCCGGCCGTATCCGCTCTGCTGCGATCGCGATTCGAGTCACGCATTTGCGATCAAGCACCTGAGCGACGTATTGACGCATTCGCTCGGGCCGCTTCGTCAGAATTTGAAACACGTGCTGTGGACACAGCGCCATCACGGCAAACACGCGATCGATAAAACGAGTCGGCACGTCCTCGTGAAACAGATCACTCATCGAGTTGACGAACACACGACGCGGCTTCCCCCAGGACAGCGGCTCGAGCAGCACAGATTCGACAGGAACGACTTTCCCGGTCCACTGCGGGCCGGCCTTCGTCTGCTTCGTCAGACCCTCGTAGGCCTTCCCTGCTCCGCTGAACCGGTGCGCCTGCTTCATGGCATAGCAGTTCACGCACCCCGGAGAAATCACCGAGCACCCGCGCACGGGATTCCAGGTCGTGTCGGTCCACTCGATCGAGGTGCTACCCACGGCGAGCTCCCTT